TTACCTCCCGACCAACCCCCGCACACCCCCCAGCTTCGCCCGACAGTCATCCCCCGCAGCACCCAGGTCCAGCAGATACCCCGCGAGCACCTGGTCCCATCGCGGCACGTTGAGGTCCGGCGGCACGGGTGCGGCCGCGCAGGCCAGCAGCGACGCCGGCACGTCCGGGCGCACCACGACGGGCATCGGCGCCGGCGAGGAGCACGCTGCCAGCAACACGAGCCCCGCCAAGCCCAGCACCCGCCTCATGGTGCCGGCGCCTTCATCGCATCCACCGCCCGCAGCACCGCCGCCGGCGCCCCGCACGACGCCGCTGGAGCCGCCGCGCCGGCGATCTGCGCCCGCGTGTTTGCCTGCGCCGCAGCCCGCGCCACGGCGTCATGCGCGACCTGGGCCACGGCTTCGGTGGCGGCCTTGGCATCGGCGAACTGCGCCGCGGCGGCCACCGCCTGCGCCTTCGCGGCCTGTTCGGCGAGGATGCGGGCGTCATGCTCATGCAGCCACAGCAGCACGGCGAGCACGATCACCCCGGCCGCCGCGATCCCGGCGAGCACCTTGCCCACCGGGCCGCCCAGCAGCCCCAGCATTGGTGCGAGGAATGGCATCAATGATCTCCATCCGGTTCGGTATGCGACTTGAACCCGAGCGCCGCCCCACCCGCCGCCAGCACCGCCGCGAACCCGCCGCCATAGGCCACGGCATCGAAATGCTCGTGCTGATGCACCACCCCCCAGCCCGCGAGCGCCGTGAAGCTCACGACGCCCCAGGCCCAGAGGATGCGCCCCATGTCGAAGGTGTTGCCGTCTTTCCCGGTGAGGATATCCACCAGGAATTTTTTCACCGCAGCACGGCCCACACGAGAATCATCGCGAGCCCGACGGCGATCGCCACCACCGACCAGATGTTCCGTCGCAGAAAGCCCTGCGCGACCTTCTCGTCGGCCACCGCGGCCGCCGTTGCCTGTCCGGCCGCCTTGGTCACGTCGGCCGCCGCCTTCGTCACGTCGCTCATGTCATCGCTCCTTGGGTTGAACCGTTGCACATCGTCATCGCTTCCGCCTGGCGCCGCGCCACGCGACCGCCCCAGCCCCGGCCGAACTTGGCCCAGCCAGGCAGACTCTGGTAGAACGCGAGCTGCGCCGCCCCGAGTGCGGCGATCAGCCGCGCCGGCACCGCGCACGCCACCGCCTCGAGCGTGATCTCGCCGATATCGCCATCGGCCTCGACGCCGAGGCATCGTTGCAACATCATCGCGGATGTCTTCACGCCGGCATTGACCGCCATGTCGAAGACCATGAGGTCCACGCCGGCCAGCATGCGCGGGTCGTCACCTTGCACGCGCGCCCAATACTCGCTGCGATAAATCGCCTCCGCGCCGTCGCGCGTGAGGTTGCGGATATCGACATCCGGGAACGCCGCCTGGGAAATCCCGAAATTGGTCAGGCCCCCGGAATCGCCGGGATCGTCGGTCAGCCCGCCTTCCTCGGCGAGCGTGAAGGCAACGACAAGCGGCCACGACGGCGCGCTCATGGCACCCCCACCTTCTGCCCGATGTCAGAGAGCTTCTGCTCCATCCGCCCGAGCTTCACGCTGATATCCGTGAGCGAAACGTTGCGCGCGAGATCGTTCTTCTCCAGCGCCTCGACGCGCGCGTGCATGTCCGTCATCTGCTGGCTGGTCTGCCCGGCCCAATAAATGCCGAACCCGATCTGAATCAGGATCGCCGCGACCAAGGCGCCATCGAACATGATGCGCGCGTTCAGCCCCGTCTCGGGTTGCTGGTCCATCGTCTCGTCTCCGTCACGTTCAGGAAAATCAGCACGGCCGGTCAGCCGGCGATCACATCGCCCGCCTGCGCCGTGTCGTGCCGCACCACGCGCAGCTCGCTCATCGTGCCATCCGCGCGCCGATGCGTGCCGGGCTTCCACTCGGAAACCCCGTCCCACAGCACCGCGTTGACCACGACGCCGCGATCGCAGACCAGCACATGCCGCGCGCCGCCGCCGACCTCGACCACCTCGAAGCCGATGCCCTTGAGGATGTTACCACTCATAAACGATCACCTGTCCCGATGCCCCGTTGCCGCCGGTGCCACCGGTGCCGCCGGCCGAGGCGCCGCCGCCGCCACCGCCGCCACCAGGCCCGCCGCCCGTGCCGCCCGTCCCGCCCGCCGCGTTGGAAAGGCCCGGCGCGCCGCCATTGCCGCCGGTGCCCCCGCTGCCGTTGCCAGCGATCCCCGAGGCGCCGTTGGTGTTCGTGACGTTGACTGCGGTGAGCACGGCGTTGCCGACATTGTTCCCGTTGCCACCAGCGACGTTCGAGACGACGCCGACGCCTGAAGCACCACCCGACGCGCCACCCGTGAGCACAATCCCCGACGCGCCGCTGGCACCCCCGCTGGTCCCGCCGCCACCACCCGAACCACCCAGCCCCGAGGCAACGTTGCTCGCGTTCCCCGCCGACCCGCCGGCGCTGCTGCCACCATTGCCATTGCCGCCGCCGGTCGCACCGGAACCGTTCGAGCCGTTGCACGCGTTCTCCCATGCGCCGCCGCCGCCGCCGCCGGCCGATCCAGCGCTCACCTGGCCCGGACCGCCACCACCGCCGCCGCCGGCGTAGAGCGGATGGAAGCTTGCGTTCGAAACGAAGCTGCTGCCGCCCGCCGTGCCCGCCACGCCCGCGGCGCCGCCGGTTCCGTTCGCACCCACCGTGATGTTGAGCGACCCCGACAGCACCGAGACCTGCACCGGGCCGACCTCGAGGAACGATCCGCCACCGCCACCGCCGCCGCCGCTCGCGGTCTGCGCCGTCGTGGCGGACGCACCGCCGCCACCGCCGCCCCCGCCGCCGACATAGGCGACGTAGAAGAACGTGCTCGTGGCCTTCGGCGTCCAGCTCCCCGAGGAGTTGAACACCGTCGCGGTCGGCTGCGTGCCCGTGAAGTTCAGCGTGCTGCCGGAAACCGAAAGCGACGTGCCCGGCGTGATCGTCCCCGTCGCCGTCCCCACCGCCAGCACGCCGGTGTTGGCGATCGTGTGCCCGCCGGTGACGCTGATCCCCGCCCCAGCCGCCAGCGACAGCACGCCGGTGTTCGAGATCGTGGTCCCGCTGATCCCGATGCCGCTGCCCGCCGTCGCATTCACCAGCGCGCTGCCGGTGCTCGCCACGATCCCCGAAGCCGGCGCCGCCAGCGAAATCGTTCCGCTTCCCGTGATCGTCCCGCCGCTCAGCAGCCCACCCGCGACGATGCTCGTCACGGTCCCGCCACTGCCCCCGGCCGAAAGCGTGCCGCCGCCGTTCAGCGTGACGCCGGCACCCAACGCGATCACGCGCGCGTCGTTCAGCGTGCCGGTCGCCCCCAACAGGTTCGATGTCGCGCCCGCCGGCACAATCGTGGGCAACGAAATGACCCCGGTGTTGGAGATCGTGTTGCCACCCGCGACCGCGATCCCCGCGCCGGCCACGAGCGACAGCACGCCCGTGTTCGAAAGCGTGCCGCCCGCCTCGGAAAGTCCAACGCCGACAGCGATCGTGCCGCTATCGGTGCCGATCGCCAGCACGCCGCTGTTATCGACCGTCGGCGCCTGCGCCGAACCCGCGAGCGCGATCCCCGGCCCCGCCGTGAGCGCCACCACCCCCGCGTTGTTGATCGTGTCGCTGCCGGTGAACGCGATCCCCACGCCGGCACTCAGCGACAGCACCGCCTCGTTCGTCAGCGTCCCGCCCGACAGCGCCAGGCCCTGCCCCAGCACCACTACGGCGGCATCGTTCGCGGTCCCCGTCGCACCCAGCAGCTCACCCGTCGCCCCAGCCGGCACGATGGCCGGCAGCGAAACAACCCCGGTGTTGCTGATCGTGTTGCCGGAAACCGCGATGCCCGTTCCCGCGGCAAGCGAAACGACCCCCGCGTTGCTCACCGTCCCGCCGGCATCCACCGCGAGCCCGCTGCCCACCACCACGCCACCCAGCGCCGCCGTCGTGGCAACATCGAGCGTGATCGTCCCAGAAGTCGTGATCGTGCCGCCCAGCAGGCCGCCTGCGGTCACGATCTCCGTCACCGTGCCCGTCCCGCCGCCACCCGCCGCCGCCAGCGTGCCCCCGGCATTGATCGAAAGCCCGCTGCCCACGATCACGCCGCCAAGCTCCGCCGCACTCGCCACCGGCAACTGGTAGCTCAGCGCCGCCGCACCCTGCCCCGGCTGCGCGTTGCGGTCGGCGCAGTCCAGCCACACCGTGAAATCCACGGTGAGCCCGCCCGACGTCGTCACCACCCACGCGACGCCATAGCGTTGCCCGACCACGCCGCCCGAGATGATCGTCGTCACCACCCCGTTGGCATCGGTCGCCGCCGTCACGCTCGCCGATGTCGGCGTGATCGAACACGCAACGGTCCCGATCGTGTCGCCGACATCCGCCAGCCACGCCGCGAGCGACACCGAGTAATCCAGCGTGTCGCCGGGGTCCTTGAACCCCCAATAGAGATCGGGTGCCGCGGCGGACTGCCAGCGCGGCGGCAGCACCGCCAGGTTGGCGTCGAGCACCAGCGTGCGCGCGGTCGAAACGTTCACGTCGCCGCTCCCGCGTCAGTATTCAATCACGACATAGCCGCCGGCCCCGGCGGACCCGGCACCCGTGCCGCCGCCGATGCCAAACGCGGCCCCACCACCGCCGGGAAACGACCCCACGACGCCAAGCCCGATCTGGTCCGCCGCACCGCCGCCGCCGCCCATGGCGCAGCTCCCGCCCACGGGCGTCGTGTTGCCCCCGCCGCCGGAACCCTGCCCGCCGGTGCCGATGATGGTCCCCGCCGTGCCGGTGCCCCCGGCGCCCCCGGGCCACGGCGACGAACCCAGCGAGCCCGTGCCGCCGCCGCCGCCGGTCGCGACGACAACGCTGTCGAAGCTGCTGCTGCCCCCGGTGCCGCCCGTCCCGCCGCCGGACGTGCCCCCGGCGCCCGCGGTGCCCACGGTGATCGTGTGCGATGCCCCCGGCACCAGGCCCGTGACGATCTTCTCGGCATAGCCGCCGCCACCGCCGCCACCGGACCCGTTGCTGCCGCTGCTGCCGCCGCCGCCGCCCCCGGCGCCCCACACCCGCACCCTGGCCCGCGTCACCCCCACCGGCACCGTCCACGTCGTGGAGGACGTGAACGCGACCTGGTTGGAGAACCCCGGCGCCAGGCTCGGCAGCGTGTAGGGAATGGTCGGCGCCCCGGCATAAACCGAAATGTTGCCGGATGTGATCGAACTCGCCCCGTAGGCCACGGTCACCACGGCAAGCCCCACCCAGCCGGCATCGACCCCCGGTGTCGTCTGCGTCCCCGTCGTCGCCGGCACGCCCGCCTTGGCCTGGAGCTGCACGGTTTGCGCCCGCACCGTGTTCTGCGCCGAGCCGCTGTTCCCCGGCCCCAGATACGGCGAGGAGGGGTTCGATGCGTTGTAGTAGGGCAGCACCACCGGCGTGCCGTCCGCCTCCAGCAGTGCCGCCTCGATGAGGTAGTTCTGCGAATAGCCCGATGTCCCCGGCGCCGAAATCGCCAGCGTCGTGCTCGCGATATTGATCCCCTGCTTCATCAGCGCGTCGGCGGTATCGGCGGCCAGCGAGCCATAGGCCGTGGCATCCACCGTCGAGAGCTGAAAGATCGAGCCCGGCCCGACGACGACATTCATCGCCGCCGGCGAGTTCGGCCCCACGGCAAGCCCGCTGGTGACGGTGTTCGTGCCCAGCACCGCCGAGATCAGCATCCCCAGCGCCTTCATGTTGTTGCGGTTGGTGCTGAGTTCGTCGGTGTCGAGCGGAATCATTCCGGGGTAAACAATTATTCTGTCGATGACACGCACTCCTTACAGAAGGAAACCAACGCTTCGCATGTGGTCAACGGGATCGCGCGCGCATTTGCGAGCGTTGCAGGCGGAACAAAGAAGCTGGAGGTTGCGCCGATCATTCGTCCCGCCACGCGCCAGCGGTTCGATATGATCGATGGTCCCTTTGCTTTTGAGCTTTTGCGCGCAGATGGCGCAGCGGTCGCGCTGCATCAGGCGAATCTCGGCGATGTCCGCGCTTGTGAAGATGCCGCCGTTGGCGATCTTGCGGGCGCGGCGCTTACGGTATTTCGCGGCGCCCTTGGCTGGGTCCTTGGCGTATGACTTGCGCGCCGACGCCCGCACGCTTTCCGGGTTCTTCTTCTTCCATTGCCGCTTTATTGCCAGAAGCCGCTCGCGGTTTGCCGCTTCCCATCGCTTCGTCTTTTCGCACCACGCCACCGGATCGCGGGCGTATCGAATCTTGCCCCGCACGCGATCCTTTGCGGCGCAGCACTCCAAGCATGCGCCATTAGAGACTAGACGCCCGGCAATGTGCCCATGGGGGCAAGTGTTCCCGGTAAAGTATCGCTTCGCACCGACCGCCCGCGCCTCCATGCGCGTGATACGGTCCATGATGCAGCCTTCCGATGTCAGTTCGAAATCGCGACCCAGGCCGTCACCCCGGCCGCCCGCGCGTTGTTCACCGTCGCGTAGATCGCGGCGTCCGTGACCTGGCCCGCGATCATCGCCGCCGAGCCATACTCGATGGCCCCCGCCCCATAACCGCCTGGCCCCGTATGGTTCCCGGTGCCGTAATACCCCGCGACCTGCGCGATGCCGGAGCCGTTGGGCCGGAACGCGGTCACAAAAACCTGCGCCGGCAGCAGCAACGATCCGTAGCAACCCGCGAACCCATAGGCGAGCCCGCTCCACGCCCGCGAGCCCCCGGCGCCATACCCGCCGGTATCCCCGGTGTTCCACGGCTCCACAATGCGCGGCGTCCGCCCCGTCAGGATCTGCAACGCCGCGATGATCCCCGCCCGCGTCCCCAGCGGCAGCAGCAGCGTCGCCTTGATCCGTGCCCGAAACGCGGGATCGCCCTCGGCGACGTGACGTTGCAGGTTCGTCCCGAAATAATCCGCCGCGATCCCGTCGAGAAATACCCCCGTCGCGGTCGAGATGCGCGCTTGCAGGATCACGTTCTGGATCAGCGCGTACAGCCACGCCCCCGCCGCCGCCGCACCATTCAGCAGCGCATCCAGGATCGGCGTCGTGGACACCCCGCTCGCGCTCGGCAGCGGAAACCACGCGGCAGGCAGCACCGCCCGCATCCGGCCAACGATGTCGGCCTGATCACCCGTTGCCATGCAGGAAGTTCCTGTTCAGGGATTCGACAAAAAACCGCCGCCGTGGTGCGATCAGGTTTTCGTGGAGCTTCCGACCGATAGGCGGCTATCAGCCTGATCGACCAGGAGGCGCTTGAGAGCCTAGAGAGAACAAACGCGAGTGTTTGCAAGCAACAACAACCGAGCCACAAACATGGATAACAAAAACCGCTTAGATGCTCATCTGAAGGAGGATAAATCTGGTGCTGATCTTTTAATTTACCGAAACGGCGATATCATCGAGCAAATATCACTATCTTTCGACGGCCTAACGGAGCTTATCGAAAGGCTGGGCGCGCTCAGGAGCGCCGCGGCGACGGGGCAAAACATACCTGATCTGGCGGGGACTCAGATCGAGGCCGTCGTGGACACGAAGTGGTATTGTGAACTTACCTATGCTGCTGGCTTGCCTTGCACATCCTTGGCATTCCAGCATCCCGCCTATGGTCCCGTCGCCTTTCTTATCCCGATCGAACAGACCGTAGAGCTTATCAATCTCATGACACGACAGGTCCTTCTCGCGGCGACCCACGAGCGAGCGGCGGCGGAGACCGCCGAAGAGGTCCAATGAGCACTCCCCTCCGGATCGTGCCTTCCGGCGAAGGTCAAGCGGCTGGCCATGGCGGCGGTTCGTTGCGGCCGACGGCACAAGGACTTGAAATCGGGAGCGGCGGGGGCGATTCTGGGGATATGGAAGCGCGGGTCGCCGTTCTGGAGCAAATCGCCAAAAACACCGAGAAGGTGTTGGACCAAATGCACGCGGACGTTCGTGAGCTGCGGGCGGATCAGAAGACAGATTTTCGGATCCTGTTCGGTGCTCTTATCGTCGCCACGTTGGGGCTCGCTGGCCTCATGGCGCGCGGCTTTCATTGGTTGTAACTACCTACAGGCGCGACCGCGCGCTCAACCGAATAGCCTGTTTCTCAGCCTCGCTATAGCGCCGAGCGGTTAGAGCTGTGCGCCAAATGCGCATGTAACGCAGGGCCTTCGTCCACCACGCAGCCGGCTCACGCCGGCGCGGCAAGAAATCCACGACTTTCATCCCTGCCCCCTAAGAAATCACAATCCCAGCCGCCCCACCCGTCACCTTCACCACCCCCGTCGCCCCAGGGTTGATATCAGCCGAGCCCCCATTCAGCAGCAGCGCCTCGATACTCCCAACCATCCCCGGCGCCGCCGCATAAGCCTGCGCGATGACATTCGACACCGCGAGCGAAACCCCCACCGGCAGCGCATCCACATAGGCCAGCAGCGCCGGCGTGATCAGCGCCACCGCCGCGGGCTTGCTCGTCCCGGCCGTCACATTCAGCGTGAAGGCAACCGTGGTGTCGGTCACGCTCGGCCCCTGGACCACAACCTCCACCCCCGCCGCCCGCACCGCCGCAATCGAGGTCGCGACATTGCTCAGCAACGTGGACGAAGGCGTCCCGGACCCGTCATCCACCGTCACCGTCACCGCGGCCGTCCCCGGCGCGCCCTCCTGGATCACGTAGCTCAAACCCTGCTCGACGCTTTCGACCGCGTAACCAATCGCCGCCAGCGTGGACTTCGACAACGCCTGGATATACGCGGCAAACCGCGCCCGCAGCGCCGCATCGGTCTCGGCGTTCAGCGCGTTGGTGAAGGCGCTCGCGTTCGTCACGGTGTCGATCCCCGGTATCGCCGAGGCAATCAGCGTGATCGTCGCGGCCTGCACGTTCCCCTGCGTCCCCGCGTTCGCGGCCTGCACCGGCACCGTGACGCTGCCGACACCATTCGCCACGACGTAGCCACCCAGCGTCGCGTTCCACGCCGCGTTCGTCGTGTCCGTCGTCACCACGAAGGGCTGCGAACCATCGGCGGTCTTGACCTGCGCGCCAGGCACCACCAGCGCCGTGCCGGAGGTCGAATAGCGCGAGAACGTCACGCTGCCCGTCGCACTCGTCGCCGGCAACCGCGCCAGCCCGAAATCCCCGACGAAGGAATCCACATCCGCGCCCTGCGATGTCGCCAACCGCGTCATCGAAAGCACCTGGGCAATCAGCCATTGCAGCCACAGGCACACCGAAGCGAAGCCCTGGAACAGCGCATAGGCCACGCTCCCGGACGACACCTGCGTCAGTTGCGGCGCCACGGCCTGCGCCGCGGCGACCTCGCCCTGGACGATCTGCGCTTGCGGGAGAAAACTCAGTTGCATCGCCTAACTCCCCGCCGGCACGGCCACAAGGTTCTGCGCCGTCCCGTCCGTCATATCGACATACGCAATCGCCGCCTGCACCAGCCCGTTCGTCCCCGCCGAAACGCTCACCGTCGGCAGCGGGTTCCGCGCCACGGTCGCCTCCTGGAACATCTGCGCCCGGATGATCGCGGTGATCCG